AAGCGAATCAATTTCGATAGCATCCCACACCCGATCATGTTCTGGCTTAAGTGGATAGGAGGCTCTCTCAGGCGTTTTGAGCCTCGCTTGATCTGGGTACAATACATGCCCATACCCTATTGTCCAAAGCCCAGCAGGGCAGCGATAAGGGCTGTTGTGGCAACCCTCAAAGCTCTTGATTAACTGGATGCCTACTTCTGATATTGTCATGCTTGACGCTTATTCCACGCTTGACTGCCGAACCAGAAGCTCAATATTGCCGCAAGCATGGCAAGTTCATCATCACTGAACACAATCTCCATCGCTTCAGCAAACGCGATGCCAGTCGAGTAGGCATACCAGATACCAGCCACATCAACAACGATCAGCAGGCCAACAAACAAATATGTCACCACTGGCCGAACACTAGCCCTGAGGTTGATCACCCAGGTTGACCCGCCTTCACCAATTTTCATGTCATGTTTGTACATGGCAAGACGTTCTTGGGTCTGGGTCTGCATAGCGATCTGGTCACTTTTGATCTCTTCCACGGCTGCTTGAGCGATAAAGCCTTCTTTAGCCAATGCCAGTTCTCGCTCACGCTGCATCGCCATGAGGGCTAGTTCATGCTTCTGGTCGCTCTTATTTTGAAAAAAATCCAACGCTTTTGGCAATCCAGCCGATGCAAATCCCAAAAGACTTGATACTAAACTCAACATAACTGTTACCCCAGATTCATAATAATGCCGATACCGAAAGCGACTATTGCCCCAACGAGGCCAAGGATCGCAGTGATTGTTAATACGTTTGCAATAAACTTACGCATTTTCCTGCGTTGATTTTGAATAGCTTTAGCGCGAGTGTCTTTGATTCTTGCCCTGTCGCGCATCATGGCTGTGTACTCTTCAGTCCCCCATCGCCAGACTATTAGCTCACGCAGTTCCTTCTCTTGCTGCTCGATTTTCTTTCGGGCTACAAGTGCCTGTAATGCCTCTTGCTCGACACTCCCGCTTGAGATCAGCTTTTTGAAAAGTGGTGGGTCTTTGGCTTCTTCTTCTGCGCTTTTAACGTCAGCCACTGCGCCGAACCAGGTTCCCAACTGCCCAGCCAGGTCTTCCAACTCCCTGCCCATTTCGATACCCTTGCGGATAACATTGAAGGCACTGGTGGCTATGGCTAACGCGGAAACTGGGTCGAGCATTACTTATCTGCCTTCTTGTCCAATTTAGAAAACACTTTGTCAAAGTTCTGATTCATCTCTTGCCGGAAAGTTTGCATATCCTGCCGGAACTCCTCACGGCTTAACAGAGCAGCTTGTTCACGCTGCAAGGTTTCGATCTTGCGATCCTGTTCCTTATTGTCCTCGCGAGTAGATTTCACGAACCAGGCTACTACAGCACCGGCTCCTGCAATCAACATGTCAATTAAACCTGATTCGGGCATGATCTACCTCACTCTGGCTGGGTCGGCCAGACAACAGTTGCTGGGAAGCCTGCCTGTGCGCTGATGTCTCGTAGCTCTTGGCGGTAGGTAGCCCACGCTGCTTTGTCTACAGGAGCATCAGCAACCTGTGTCCAGTCTGATGCTGACAGTAGCTTGTTACGCCTCTTGCGAGCATTGGCTGACTGCACAATGCTCTCTAACTCTGCTTGGCTATGAATCATTACACCACCCTCACTTTATAGTTACCTGCGATCAATGCTGTAATCCTTGCCTTATCACCTGCTGGAGCGTCAAAGTCGTAGTCAGTGCCTAGAATGGCTCCCTCGTTCAGCACATTAGCATCGTAGTTAATTGATACACCGTTGGATGACGGTACTGTTGTTCCGCTGGTCAAATTAAAGATGATGGCTAGGTCAAAGTCGTTACCCAGTGTTATTTGATTTGGGTCAGTGACAGCGTCTAGTTGAGTCTTGTTCATCTGGTTTGGATAGGTTGTAGTTCCCATTGTGTATTCGTTTACTTCAACACCATTTAAACCAACAATAAACATTTTAGTGCCGTTTGCGTTAAAGGCTATTGATTGTGGTGAGGTTTCTTCAGCAGAGACACTAAAGCTGTCTACAAATGATGCTGTGGATACATCAAAACCTGTTGACAGAACGTACTCGTTAACGTCATCGCCTGTGCTGCCACAAATAAACATCCGAGTGCCGTCAGTACTAAAAGCTAGACCTCTTGGGTCAGTCTCTTCGGAAGTAACGGAAAAAGCATCAACGTAGGTAGCTGTTGATATGTTAAAAGCAGTTGATAACGTATACTCGTAAACGCTATCGTTTGTAGTACCTACCATGAAGACCTTAGTGCCATCGGAGTTGAACGCTATGTCTTGCGGAGATGTGTCCTGCGACCCTACGTCAAAACTTAAAGAAGCGTAAGATGCCGTTGATACATCAAAGCCTGTAGACAACGTGTATTGGTAAATAAACCTAGCACCTGTTGAATCACTAAGAACATACATCTTGGTTCCGTCAGTATTAAAAGCAACTCCTCTAGGTTGAGTAGCTTGTGCAGAGACACTAAAAGCATCTGTGAATACCGCAGTAGAAACATCAAAGCCTGTAGACAGTGCGTATTCGTTAACGTCATCACCCGTTACCCCGCACACAAACATTTTAGTGCCGTCAGTGTTAAAGGCTAGTCCGCATGGGTCGGCTTCTTGTGCTGATACCGAGAAAGCATCAACAAACACAGAAGTAGACACATCAAAGCCCACAACAAAACTAGCTCCCTCCATAGCCTGAGCCAATGCCGGTAACTCAGCATTTGTTGTGGCGTTAGTCCAGGTCTCGGAAGCGTATGTGCCGTTAGAGTTGTACTGCCATGTGCCTGCGTTATTCCTGACAATGTCTCTAGCACCCAGCGTCTCACTTACAACTGTGTAACTGATGCGGTTGTCGTTTGACAGGGCGTATAGGACTTTGCCGCTACCAGCAGACTCGTTAGCAGTCATGTCGTTAATGTCAACCCAGTAGGTGGTGTCTATAGATGCTTTGGTGTGTACTGGTTGGTAGCCTGATACGGAAATCAATTGGCCTGTGGAATATTCATTAACCTCTGCCCCTCCCCCACCAACAACAAACATCTTTCTACCATCAGTGCTAAATGCTATTCCAAATGGAACCGTGTCTTGAGCCGCTACACTAAAACTACTTACAAAACTTGCAGTAGAAACATCAAAAGCTGTTGATAGATTGTACTTGTTAACATTATCTGACCCAAAGCCTGTAATAAACATTTGAGTGCCATCTGTGTTAAAAGCTATGCCTGATGGGGATGTATCTTGTGCTGAAACAGAAAATACCTGAGTAAAGGTTGCTGTTGAAACATCAAAGCCTGTAGACAAAGCGTACTGGTTAACGTCTTGCCCATTGCCGCCAACAATAAACATTCTAGTGCCGTTAGTATTAAAGGCTATTGCTTGCGGAAGTCCATCTTGTGCAGATATTGAAAACGCATCAACAAACGTAGCAGTGGACACATCAAACCCTGTCGATAGCGTGTATTCGTTTACGTCATCGCCTGTGCTGCCACAAATAAACATCTTAGTGCCGGTAGTGTTAAAAGCTATGCCTCGCGGCTCAGTTTCCTGAGAGGCAACACTAAAGCTGTCTACAAAAGACGCAGTAGATATGTTAAAACCAGTAGACAACGTGTATTCGTTAACGTCTTGCCCATTGTACCCTACAACAAACATTTTAGTGCCTGTTGGGTTAAATGCTATGCCTACTGGCGAAGTGTCTTGGGCAGAAACAGAAAGCACCTGTGTAAACGTAGCACCCGCTATATCATAGCTAGAAGAAAACCCACTCAACTCCAGATCGCCATCAACAGCGTTATAGACTACACCGTACATGTCCCAGTCACCTGATGCGACTTGATTGTAGGATGTAGGTGCTGTGGTCTCTACAAATGCTCCACTTGTAGCTGTGAGGACAAATACACCGCTGTTGGCTTCAATGGTCTTGCCTACGTCTGCTGAGACGAATGAGCCTGTGCCTAGTGCTACCGATACTGCGTCTAGTGTGTATTCATTAACGTCATCGCCGGTAACACCCACAATAAACATCTTAGTACCGCTAGGGTTAAATGCTATTGCCCACGGGTCATTTTCTTGTGAGGATATTGAAAATAACTTAACAAAAGTTGCGGTCGATACATCAAACCCAGTAGACAGGCTATATTGATTTACTTCTTGCCCAGCACCCACAATAAACATCTTTGTGCCGTCAGCATTAAAAGCTAATCCTTTCGGGTCTGAATCTTGTGCAGATACACTGAAGCTATCTACAAAGGTTGCTGTTGAAATGTTAAACCCTGTGGACAAAGTGTACTCGTTAACATCTAAGCCGCCGCCGCCAACAACAAACATTTTAGTGCCGTCAGGGCTGAAGGCCAGTCCTTGAGGATAGATGTCTTGCGCTGATACTGAAAACAGTCTTGTAAAACTTGCTGTAGATATATCAAACCCTGTCGATAAGGCATACTCGTTAACGTCAACACCAGTTGCGCCAACAATAAACATCTTAGTGCCATCAGCGTTAAAACAAAGCCCTGTTGGGTTTGTATCTTGTGAATTGACTGAAAACAACTGTGTAAAGGTAGCTGTTGAGACATCAAATGCCGCTGATAAAGCGTACTCATTTATATCCTTACCAGCAGCGCCAGTTATAAACATCTTAGTGCCGCTAGGATTAAATGCTATTCCCTTTGGTGCAGTTTCTTGTGCAGACACACTAAACGCATCTACAAACACTGAAGTAGAAACATCAAACCCAACAAAGTTCAACGTAGTAGCAGGCGCACTGTTCAACCTTTCATAGTTCTCAGTTGTCGAGTTTACATCCCACTCATTATTAGTCACACCTGTCTGTGGCACTTCTTTAGTCACGCTTACCACTGGTGTCAGCACTGTCTTAGTCAGGCTGATTGTAGACACCTCATTTGCTGTAAACGTCTTGGTCAGCGTACCCAGCGTTGCGTTTG